TTCAGGACCTTTATCAGCAGAACTTGCGACCATGAATATCGGACGGTCAGTAGTGTCTTCTGTAATGCTCGTAAGAGATCGAATATCAGACTGATCGTCGATGATGGTAGTTACACCAGGAGCTGGCATATCGAGTTCCTCCTTTTTCATTAAATAAAAAAGTTATTAATTTTTCGAAAAACTAATAATTTGAAATCATTACAATCAATGATTATTAGTGATTCTATATATATAGAACCTAAGGATTATCATATTTCACTATAATGACTAGGACACATAGCAAAAAATGCCCCCCAGATTTAATATAATGTTATACTAGAGCCTTCTAGCTTGATTGCTAGTTCTCCCCTACTAAGATCTCTTCTAAAGGTGTTTCTTTAGGATTTTCATTAAGCATAGCAGCTAATACAGACTCATCAAAGTCTTCTGAGATCAAAGCGGTATATGGAGAAATAAGTCTAGATACATTACGGAGAGACATGGACTTATATGCATTCATATCTTTAGAACCAGATAATCTGAATGGAATAGTTTCATCATCTTTAGCTCTACAAGTTTCTGAAATAGCAAAGCCAAACATTTGGTTATTAATCCCATAAGAGAAACCATTGATTGCCATATTGTCGATAACCAAGTCCTGAATATCTTGATATGGAATAGTATTGATAATATATCCAAGCATAAAGAATAGATTAAGCATCTTTTCACAATTACCAACGAATTTGATAACTTTTGTAGATACAATGATTTGATCATCATCTCTATATCTAAACACTCTATAATCTTCTGGATCACTATTCGCAGTAAGTTTAAGTTTCTTAACCTTAGTAACCTCATAAGGTCTAGTAGCAAACATAGATGGGAATTTAAACATTCTTAACCCATCATTTTTACCAGTTTCGATATCTTGAACAGTATAGTTGAAAATACCCATAATATTGATATAATCACCTTCTTGTTCAGCAATATTCCTATCGAAATACTTCTCTGGTATATAAGCTACCATTTCTTTACCCTTAGCTGAGAATAAAATAGATTCTTTCTCTTGCTTGCAGAAATAAGGAAGTTTAGCCATTAATTTTCACTACTTTCTTCTCCAATATTATAGAGAGATTTAAAATAAGGGAATGCTAGTTTATTTTCTTCAGTAAAATCTTCTGATCCGATAAAAGAATGTTTGATTGCCATCTTAGCAATAGATTCTCTTTGTTTAGGATCTGCTCCATTATCTAGAAGATATTTAGCAATAACAAATTGACCATGTTTCAATGCATTGTAATAAGGCCAGTTATTATAGCAATCTACTTTAGCTCCTAAAGAATGTAAATATTTTACAGTTTCTAGATCTAATTTAGCAGCTTCATTAAAGCCTAATTCATCTCCAACATTACCAAAGTTTTCATATAATGGTTTGATATTATGCTCATTAGCGAACTCTACTAACATTTTCAAACCATCTAAGTTTTTACAATAAATAGCATCCATCATAATATCTTCTATACGGAAAGATCTATTAATTGTTTTATAATTATCATATACTACAGTCATTACCTTCTTGACTACAGATTTCTTTGCTTTTGGAGATTGTATAACCGCAGATAATACATCTTCATCTAAAGAAGAAGAATGAATTAGAATTAAAGAATTGATTATAGTATCTAATCCTTTATCTAATACCTCAGCCCATAAGAAAGGATTATTATAAAACTTTTTATGTTTTACAATAAAAGGTTTCTTCTCTTTAAATTCTTCTGTATTAATGTCTTTCTCCATAGAGGATTTGTAATTGTAATCTCTATAATTGATACCATGAGCTAATAGACAACTCATAAGTTGACTGTCAGTGATAAGTGCTTCACCCATATTGACTCATCTCCTATTCTAAAAATATCTATTATAAGTAAGTCAAGGAAATAGAAAATACCCTAAGGAGAATTAACTCCTTAGGGAATTATTTTAGTTATTGCAATTATCGTTGCAAATACCAGCTCTTTCTTCCCAATCAGCACTCATATTAGTACCGAAGTTATTAAAGCGTCTATCTGCAAAAAGAATTAAACCATTCTTATACATTACTTCTTCATTATCATGGCAACCACATTGGTTTTCATAACCATCTACTGGTACATCAAATTGTTTGATGACTTTAGGCATAGAAGTATTTGCTCTACCAGCATTTTTAGCAATAGGTGTTGTATCAGCTTTAGAAGCAGTGATTACACCTTCAGAAGTATTTCCTCCAGTTGTGACACCATTACTATAAACGCCACCTTTAATTACAGCATTTATAATAGTACGACCAACCTTAGTACCTCCAATGATAGTACCGCCTACTAAAGTACCTCCAGTAGATACTAGATTACCAGTAGTTTTACCACCTTCAATAGTAAATTGTTTACCATTGATACAACCAGTAGCTACGCCACCTTCACCAGTACCACCTTTAGTAGTACCACCAGTAGTGATATCACCAACTGTAATACCTCCAGTAGTTACCATATCTTCACCAGTAATAACACCATTAGTCAAAATACTGTTATTAATAACTGGGTTAATAATAGTACCATTAGAAGTTTTACCACCAGATACAATAGTATTGATTGCAATTACATTGGAAATAGTGCCAGTAACTGTGGCTTTAGATACGATTTCTGTTTTAGGATCTTTTTCACCATCAACACTACCAGATCTTAAGATACCATTAAGGATTTGACCTTCTGTAATAGTACCATTCATAGTTTGGCCATTGATAACTGTAATTGAAACCATACGGTCATTTTTACCTTGAGCTAAACCATCAACTGTATATCCATTGATCTTACCATCGATAATAGTGCCTTCAATAAGGTTACCATTTTTATCAATGATAGCATTTACTACGACAGCATCTTTAATTACTTCTGCAGTTGTAGTACCATATCTATGGATAGAGTTATCAATAGTAGGATCTTGATCTGCGTATTTAGAATATTCAGATACTCCTCGTAGTTGATCAGATTTGATAACAGTTCTACTAGTTGTATAATCTACAGAACTATCTACAGCTAATTTAAATAGAGTATTGTTGTTACAATCATAAGTCTTATAAATATCTGTAAGCTTACCAGTAACTTGTTTTAATACTCCATCTTCTACATATTGGAATGTGTAAATCTTTCCTGCTTCTAATTCAAGAGAAACATTCATGCTAGAATCACTATATTTGATAGTAACAACCAAAGTACATTTTTGATTTACATCAACACCCAAGATCATAGAAGGAGTACATTGACAGCAAGCAATATTTAAAGGACCATCAGCTCTATATAAACCACTCATCTGACCTGGAGTGATATTAGAATTCTTTGTAGTAGTATAGTCAGAGCAACATCTTCCACCAACTGTTCCGCCATTATATGCTGGAGTTGGATCAAATACATGATTGATATCATAGCAATCATTGCTGCTAGAGACAACAGTGTATTGATTTTTAGAATTGCAAGATTTGCATTCAGGCATTTGCTTTTACCTCCTTTAGAAATTAGTATTATAAAGATGTGAACACACAAGAGGATGGATAAGGGAAATTAATCCCTTATCCATGTAGTTTATTGATCAACTCGTTGAACTGTAGCATTTGTTGCTTCTTGTAGTGGGGTATCCTTGATATCCTCTACATCAGCTGTAATTTCTTTAGCTCTTGCTTCTAATTCTTCCTTAGTAGGAGGATTTGTAGCACTATAAACCAGCACTAACAATTTAAAGAACTCTCTAATTTGATTATTAACTTCTGGATATTCATCAACTTGTTTTTGAGTCATATAAGACCAGATAGAGATATTCTTCATAAGCATCATAATAAAGAAATTAGTACAAGCATCAAATGGAGATACTTTTCTAGCTACTTTAGATAATACGATTGAGAATAATGCACCGAAATCATATTTCTTTTCAGCTCCATCTTTTAATCTAAATCCAAAGTGAACTAATACTGCATCTGCTAATTCTGGTAAGAATGCATTGAATTCAAATCCAGATTTATTTCTAGCAGTATATAGATCTTCAATAGATCTTCTTAATCTAACTTCATTATTATAGATCTTTAAGATATTGGTTTTCAAAGCATTAATAAAGATTGCAGGATATGCTTGAGAAGTAAAGTTAGCCATCTTATATGCTAGATAAACTTTATTGATAAGCTTTTTGGTTTCATCATTATCCTTATCAGCTTCGGCTTTGAGCTCTTCTGCCATAAGATCTCTTTTCTTAAGATCTTTATCTTCATAATAAATATCAAAGATCTTTTGAATATATTTAGCATTTAATTTTGTATGCTTAAAGAATAGAGATCCAGAAATATCGTGTTTGCCTTTGAATAGAGGTTCATTTAGTTCTTCATCTAATTCAGCTTCTAATTCTTTGATAGTACGATTCATTTCTTCAGTTTCGTTTTCAAGAATTTCAGATGGTTTCAAGATTGTTTCTTCAGTCATAAAATCCTCCAAGTATTAACCCATAGTAGCTGCAACTTTAGGATCGAGGGCTTCGAAATAATCTTGTTGCATTTTTAATCTAACCAATGTGATGATATCGCCACGAAGAATATCATTATTAATCAATTGATTATATAATACGAATAATGGAATCCCATTAGTAATTTGAGATAAGAATAGATTAACAATATTAAAATCATTACCATATGCATAACTGTATACAGTACTATCATTAACTTCCATATTCTTAATATATGATAATACCAATGGAAGATTTGCAGTAATAACTAATAAAGCATTATCTTGACCAAATACGGCTTTACCATAATTAGAGCTCATATCTTTATTTAGTTTAAGTTGTTCTAGATTGAAAGTAGAATAAATATTATCTCTTTCTTCATATAAGAATCTAGAGAAGAAGGATACTAAATAATTATTGAAATTGGATACGAAGAAATCATAAATAAACATTGCTGCCAAATATAGATCAGTATCTTCATTTTCAATAAATTGGAATCCATATTTTTTAGAAACGGATGAAATCACATCTCTATACATTTCTTTCTCTTTAGCAGAGATTTGCTCTTGGTCATATGGGTAAGTATTATAGAGTTGTTGGAAAGTTTGTTTAAAAGCTTTTACGATATTTGGTTTAGGTAAAGTATCAAAGCGATTAAACATTTGTGTCAAAGTATCTTCTATAACATTCATAGCATAATCGCTATCAAATTGTACTAGAATACTAGCTAACTGATTATCAGATTGAAGCTCGTATTCTCTGTTGTTCATAAGGAAATCTAACATTAGGCGGTACCTCGGTTATAACGACGAAAAGTTTACAAAGTTCTTATCTATTTGTAACCAGTAGCTTAATTTTTTATATTGAAGAATGTAGATATTACGCCATTTGTCGATAGGTTAGTTTATATCTAGATCTAACTAATTTATCATTATCATCAGTTTTAAATGTGAAATAACTTCTCCCTGTTACTATTTTAAAGAAATAGTAGAAGTCATCCATAAGATCATAACCATATCTATTATTAATATCATTTTGCAGTATTGTAGAAACGGCATGATGGAAACTAATAACCCAATATTGCATATCTTCAAATTGTTTTGCAGTTTTTTGAATATTTAGGAATCCCAATCCTAATAGTATTCTAAATTGAATAAGTTCTAATAGAGAGGCAGATTCTTTTGATTCTAATTCATCCGCTAACTCTTCTTTATCAATATAAAGATCTTTAGTATTAGAATCTACAATGACTCCTTTCATTTCGCAATAATGATGGTTGTCATCATATATATCTTCTAATTCAAATTTTTCTAAAAACTTTATATTTCTAAACGAAGTTTTATAAGATTTTACTAATTCTGAGTTTAAGACCTCATCTACTATATTATCTAACGACTTACTCATTTTATTATATTAACTCCTCTTATCATAACTCTTATTATATTTTATCTTGCTCTATTGTAATCCATTATCTTCTCTATTGTTTTCATAATAGAGATCACGCTCTCCAGCGTTCATAAGATTATAAATAGAGCCTTGGGACATTTCATCTTCATCTTTATTAAAGTCTAAGAAGACAGATGTAGGAAGGTTGCTATTATTTGATGCCATAGAATATTCATCATCAATAGATACATCATCTGGATTGATTTTGTATTTTCTAGCATATGCTTCTCTTACAACAGGATTTTGAAGCATTTCCCTTAAGAGTGCAGTTTCTTGCTTACGCTGTTTCATCATATATTCCCCGAATAATGTATCTACAGCTTTCTGCATTTCTCCCATTTGTTTTTGTACTTCACTACCTCTATCATCATCAGATCTATTTATATATTCGATCTCTTGAGTGATATCAGTCATATTCTCATCAATACCCATATCGAGAATTTCATCAATATCATCTTCTGTTTTGATAGAGCTTTTTTCTATACCAAATAATTCTCTTAAGTTTTTACCTTCATACCATACATACAAACCTACAAGGTATGAGAATATTTGGTCATCATGTGTTAAAGCAGAATGTTCTATCTTACCATTACGTTTTACTTCCAACCCACGCATCTCTTGATAGATACTTGGAGAGATGAATTTATCTTTATGATAGGTAACACGTTCTCTTAATATTTCGATTAGTAAATCACGAACGTTATTTGTAGATGTAAGACCATATACCTTAGTCTTACGTTTATTTCTAATGATGCGATTTCCATCAGTAGTTTCTTCTAGAACTCTATCTTTAATTTCATAATAAAGATTTTTCTTTACAGGAGTTTCTAATAACTTGCCAATTACAGATAAGCCGTAACCGTTGTCTTTTGATATTGACGCAACTCAATATCAGATGGTCAATTCCATTCCACCCTTATTACAAGGCGTGACGAGATCATATGTCGTCCCTATTTCCGATATAGGGCCAGGATTTTTCTTCCACCATAAGCTTGTGGTTCTACGCCCCCGCCAGGGGCTGATCGTTGAACGTATATCTACTAAATAGATATTTCGCTGCTAAACTAGGCCATTTGCAAACTTTTTAAACCATCACGATTATCATTACTGATTGCGTTGTGGTATTGCAACTCTTAACAGCCTTTTCTAAGCAATTAACTCTGTTGGAATATAGGGATTACTCCATATACTGTGCTTACTTACACCATTTCTTTCGACGTTTACTACTGCATTAGGCATCATATTAGTTACTAGATATTGTACTACTCTAGCAAGTTCTATATTAGAAATTGTATTACATTTTAAATCGGCAAATACTCTAGTTGTCTTAGAATCTATACAAGTAATACAAGAACTATCTTTAGATACACCACCAGATGGATCGACACCAATGATTGGTGGATATTTAGGAACTAAGTTAGACTTAAGTGGAATTTCTTCATAAATATTGAATTGGTATTTACCAAAGATAAGAAGTGTCTTTTTAGGCTCTTTACAATACTTACGAATGCCATCTAATTCATCTTTAGTGAATGGGTTATTTTCAGATTCATCAGACCATTCAAGAAGAATTTCACGACGAATAAGAGGCCAGTCCCATTCAAGTTCTTTACATTGTCTTTCAAACCATTCTTCAGTATAACCAAGTTGTTGATAAGTAAATTGGATATGAATAAAGCTTGATAGTTTATTAGCATCTACAATTTCCCGTAATTGTGGATATGTAAGATCATACCATTGTTCACTGAACTTAGAAGCATTATTCAATACTGTATAAGCATACTTACCTTCATCATTGGTTAAGAAGCCAGGAGTTGTAGTATATACTACACCATAAGGTACATTGTTTTGTTTAGCAATTTCAATGGCCTTACTCATCGCTGGTCTCATATTACCATAGATGGTTTTCATGAATGGAATAAATGCAAATTCGTCAGCCCATAAGAGAGGGAATGTTTGACCACGAAGCAAATTAGCTGCGGCCATTTCATTTCTAGCTTTAGCATAAGTTTTAATATTGTTTCGATTAATCGCATTTTCCATATAAACTTGAGTACTTTGTACTTGTTTCTTACGAGTACCATCCATTGTAAACTTGGAATCGAATCTAAGATAAGATGGAAGCAAGTCACGAATATTTCTAATACGAGATAAGTTCAAACGACAGTCTTTAGCTTCTTTGTTTAGAAGAGAGATCTGTGTATTCTGTGTTCTAAAGTTATAAACGTAAGTATAAAGAACAGCAGTACCAATAGTCTTACCAGTCTGACGAGGCTGTAGTAATAGACAGTCAAAGTTCATGATTGCCATATATAGGAATGCCATATTACCACGGTTCAATAAGAACTTCGATGGCTCACCAGATGATGGGATTCGTACTACTTCTCTAAGATAATACCAGAAATTATTTCTAACTTCCGCTAATACTTTCATTTTATAAACGGTACTTAAATTAGGATCATGAGGATCAATATTAGCCAAGTCTGGATCTAATAGTGCTAGCATAAATCTATGATTTTTAATACCTATAGATTTGAGATAGTTACTCATCTCTATAAAGGTTTGATTAGTTGTTGATCTATGATAATAAACCCTCTGCCCTTGATTTTCGACCATTCTAATTTCATTTGAAGGCATGATTGAAAATAGTCCTCCTTTAACTAGAAACTAATCTTAAAAGCAGATTATTATGTAAATGTCGCAGTTTATAAAA